TTAAGGATATTGACAAATGGCGTGCCGAGGAAGGGATTAAGCTTCAGAATCACTATGACGAGCTGAATAGGAAAGAAGCGGTTTACCTAGAAAATGTCGCTGATCTTGCAGATAAAGCCAGCAAGCATAAGAAATCAGTAGCCGACGCGAACAAGAAAGCACAGGAGAGAGAAGCCTTCCTTGGCCAGAGGGAAGAGGCAGTTGGCAGGCTTGAGAAGGAGAAAGCCAAGCTTGAAAAGCTGAAGGGTGAATATGAGTCAAAGCTTGCTGATATGCGTGCTGAAAAAGATCGCTTGAAGGTGCAGAAAGAGGAAATACAAGGGATGCTGGGGAGGTTGAAATGAGACCAATAACACTAGATATTGACCCAAGTGATGCTGATGCAGATGGGCTTGCAGATGGAAATTCCAGCGCTGGAGCAACTGTTACCCTTGATGGTGTTCTTACTTCGGGTGGTACTTTTACTTCTGCTGATGGTCTTGCTCATCGTTTAAATATCACTGATGCAGGCGCAAGCGATCAAACAACGGCAACATACACGGTCACTGGCACTGACAAGCTTGGAAATACGATTACAGAAGCGATTACCGGGCCTGGATCAACCTTGACGGTTGAATCTACCGAATACTTCTACACTGTTACAAGTGTGGCTATTGCAAGCCCTGTAGGAGGGTCAACAGTAGATATAGGCACTGTAGACGAGGTTAAAACGCAGCCTATCCCAATAAATTGGCGCTCTGAGTATGGTGCTAATGTTTCCGTAAATGTAACAGGTACTTTGAATTTCACAGTGCAGGAAACGTATGTTGACATTCAAAGGCAAACGCCATTCTGGGTAGATGTTACTGCATTAACATCAAAAACAGCCGATACTACATCATCGACAACTGTGGCGGCTACTGCATACCAGTTTATTTTAAATTCATACTCTTCAGGTGCAGAAGCTCAAGTTTATACCACACAGCCTGATAGCTGCTAATGACAAGAGATGTACGAATATCAGACTCTTTAGACCAATTACCCATAGGATTTGGCGATGGTGCTGAGTTAGATGCTTTTCAGAGATTGCGTGTTGGCAATCCTGCTGCTGTATTTGAGAATAAAAATATACATGACAGGTCAGAATCACAGTGGGAGGAACCAATAACTGGAGCTATTATTGAACATGGAGCAGTGACAGGCGGTCCATTCCAGGTTGGAGAAACAATCACAGGCGGGACTAGCGGCATTGAAGGAACTGTTACCGTGGTTGGTGCTGGCTCATTGACTTATGATGTAAATCATAATGATTTTGAAGATGGTGAGACAATCACAGGTGGGACTTCTGGGGCTACAGCGACCATAACAACACACAACACAGGCTCAGATGCTTACCATACAAGAGATACTGCGTCTGTTACTTTGGTTGCTGGTGATTCAGCAGGTGATTCGGCATCACGTCAAACGCATAGATATTTTAGTTATGTGCCTGGAAAATCACATGAAATATGGATGACTTTTAACTTTACCGCATCTGGAAATGTTAGTTTTGTTCGTAGAACAAAAACGTCTGGGTCTGCGGTGGATGCAGATGATATTCCGCAGTCACAGTGGAATATTGACCCTATGGACGGAACTGGGCCAAGCCAAATAGACTTGGATTTTACAAAAGAAACTTTCCTTGTTATTGACATGCAATGGCAAGGCACTGGTAGGGTGAGGCTGGGGTTTTTTCACAACGGACGAATTATATATGCACATGCTTTTAATTTCTCAAATAGTTTAGAAGATGTATATATGTCAACTCCATCGTTGCCGGTTAAACATGAGATCGAGAATATAGATGGCACAACAATCGAAAGAAGGTCTGGATATTTTAATGGTGACAATGGTCTATTTATAAAGCAATCATCAACAGAATCCAGCAGGATCATGAAGGAGATTTGCACAGCTATAGTATCTATAGGTGGCCAGAATCCAGTTGGATTAGGGTTTTCAGTCTCAAATGAAATAACCCCTAGAACATTAAACGCTGTTACTGAAGTGCCTATGCTTGCCGTAAGACTAAAAAATACACACCCAAAAGGCGGTAAAAATCGCGTCGTTTGCCAATTAACAAGCGTGTCGTTTTTCCCAGTTGGTAATTCGTCACATTTTCATCTTGAGCATATGCATAATCCAACTGGTATTACTGCATCATGGGCTCCCGTTGGAGAAGGGAGCGCTTGCGAATATAGCACTGACATTACAGCTATTACGGGAAGACCCTCACATAAGGTAGTTGAAGGCTATATTGGAACAGGGCAGGCGGGTAAAGGTGCCGACGAAAACATACAATCAGCAGATAAACTAGATCAACATAGATTTTTATCGCAAAACTTTGATAGCACAAATAGTGAAATATTTGTTGTATGGGGAATAACCTTAACAGGCGCTTCAGATGGCTATGCACATGTATCTTGGGTGGAATTCGATTAATGAGCAGACTAAGACATACACAGCAACAGGTTAATGGATCTCAACTGCCTGATAAGCAGATTGAGAACCCACTTAAGAGCGGTAAATCTCAAAAGGTGGTTTCTTCTAATATTCGCCAATTGAAGAAAGAAGGCAGACCGCAGAACCAAGCGGTTGCTATTGCAATGAGAAAGGCTGGAGTTAAGCGGTGAGATGCAACAAAAGAAATACTCTGAAGCTTGGCGATAATAACGTCATTTCGGATATTTCTGGATTTAAGCACAAGGCATCTGAAATGCGTAAGCTGTCCGGTACGCAGAAAGGGCTTCTTGTGCATAGATCGGAGTGGAATCCAGCCCATCCACAATTAAAGATCAGGGCAAGAAAAGACAATCAGAGTGTGCGTGATGTTCGCGATAGACCATCTGACAAATTTGAAGACCCGCCAACGGCTGATGAACTATGACTACTAGCGGAAGCGTAGATTTCACAATGACCGCCAACGAGCTAATCACGGCGTCATTCAAAAAGCTTGGCATTATCGCTGCTGAGCAGTCGATTCAGGCCCACATGCTTCAAGATGGAATTGAGGCTATTAATCTGATGCTAAAATCGTGGCAAGCCCAAGGTCTGCATTTGTGGCTAAACGAGGAGGGGGTGATCTTTTTTGATGTTGGTAAAACTGATTATCTTTTAGGGCCAAGCGGAGATGAAGCAACGACATTAGATGATTTTGTAGGCACAACTTCTAGCGTGGCCGCATTATCTGGCGCAACCACCATTACACTTACATCTGTAACCGGCATGGTGGCAAATGATAACATTGGGATTGAATTGGACGATGGATCAAGACAGTGGACAACTATTTCCAGTATTTCAGGATTAGTGGTTACTATCGCCGCAGCCCTGACTGATGATGTAGCGGTTGGCAATACTGTATTCACGTTCACAAATCTTATTGATAGGCCGTTAAGAGTCTCTAGTGCACGTAGAAAAACATATGGTGAAGATAACGAAATACCAACTAATGAATGGTCACGACAAGAATACTTTGACCAGCCTAACAAGGTATCACAAGGGACGTTAGTCAATTGGTATTACGCGCCATTGCTGACCAATGGGAGGTTTTACGCATGGCAGACAGCAAGTAGCGTCAATGATTATGCTCGAATTACATTCGAGAGGCCCATAGAGGATATTGACGTCAGTACAGAGACGCTAGATATTCCTGTTGAGTGGCTAGATACGGTTATTTATAACCTAGCCGCAAGGCTGTCTGATGACTACAAAGTACCTATACAAAGAGAGGAAAAGATAACGCTTAAAGCTGGATCATTACTGGACCAATCGTTAGGTTTCGACGAAGAAACCGGGGCCATGAATATACAACCGGATTGTCGATGAGAACAGAGCTTCCAATTGCAGATGGCTTTTATGAAGATGCGAGCCGCCCAATAGCGCATCAGGAGTGTATTAACTGGATACCTCAAAGGCCGCAAGCAAATGCCTTATCAAGAGCGCAATTGATTGGCACTCCTGGTATTTCATTATTCGGAACTACTGGAGATGATGAGGCAAGAGGACATCATGTGATGAACTCTATTGCTTATTCGGTGAATGGATCAAGTCTATATCGGATAAATAGCAATGGAACAACAGACAATCTCGGAACAATAAGCGGTGGAACCCGTGTATCAATGGCTGATAATGGAACTCAATTATGTATAGTTGTACCTAACTCAACAGGATACATATTCACCGAGCCAAGCACGCTAACAGAGATAACAGATTCTGACTTTACAGCAAGCGGCAAGTCCTTGCAGGTGGCATATAAAGATGGATATTTCGTACACATTAGCAAAACCGCGATATTCCTAAGTGATCTAAATAATGGGCTTTCTTATGATGCTTTGGCGTTTGGAACGGCTGAAGTAGACCCAGATGAGAATACCGCTGTTCATGTGAATAGAAATCAATTATTTGTTGCTGGCAATGAAACGATTGAGCTATTTCAGAACATAGGAGTTGGCACTTTTCCGTTTCAGAGAGTAGATGGCGCGGTAACTCAAAAGGGCATAAAAGCAAAGTTCTCGGTTGCTGAGTTTGATAATTCATTCGTGTTTTTAGGCGCGGGTACAAATGAGCGTGTTGCTATTTGGAGATATACCGGCCCAAGTGCTGTAAAGATTTCAACTGACGCTATAGATAATGCAATACAGGAATATTCTGACTCACAATTGAAGGCGGTATATACAACAACATATTCTCAAGATGGTAAGTATTTTGCTAATTTTCATTTCCCAGACAAGACATTTACATTTGATGCTACAGCAACCGCGCTTGCCGGAAAGCCAATGTGGCACGAAAGGCGATCCTTGAATAGTGCTTTGTTGGCAACGAAATGGCGTGTAGGTGGGATAATGGAAGCATATGGGAAGATTCTTGTAAATGACAATCTTGATGGAAGAATCGGTGAGTTAAGTGAAGATGTTTACACGGAATATGGGACAAAAGTCACTAGAACCGTGTCGGGTTCGCCCTTGAGCGCTCAGGGTGAAAATATCTTTATCAACTGGATTGAACTCACAATGGAATCAGGGACAAGCAATATTGTTGATCCAGGGTCCGACCCGCAAATATCAAAAGCGCACTCAGACGATGGGTTATTATTTGGCAATGAAACAAGCCGCAGCCTGGGGAAGATCGGAGAATACAAAAAAAGACAGGTTTGGCATCAAGAAGGCATGGCAACAAGATTTAGAGTATATCGCTTCAAGATGACAGAAGCGGTGAAGGCGGTAATTATCAAGCTAGAAGCAGATATTGAGACCGGAATATGACGGTAACAGCACAAGAAAGATTCTCTGAATTGGTAGATGAGAGAGGCTTTTTAACTACCAGAGGAGCTAATTTCATTGAAGAGCTTGTTAGGCAGGTTAATCAGAACGAAGTGGCCAGCGGATCAGGTAGCCCCGAAGGCGTTGTAACAGCTAATCCGAAAAAGCTATATATGGACGAAGGCGGAACCGCTGGGAATATCTTGTATGTGAAGAAGACAGGAACAGGAGATACAGGATGGATATTAGTCTAAGACAAGATAAGGTGATGGGTTTTTCAGAAAATCGCATGATTAATCAAAGCGATGAAGCCAAATCAAATATTCTTCATCTTGAAGCAGAAATGAGCAAGATAGAGGGCGCTAAAGATAAAGAAATTATTGCGAAAAACTATCCTATTAATCATCATTTTGCGCCAGGAGTATACGCCAGAGAAATACATTTACCAGCAGGTCATGTTGTTGTGGGTAAGATACACAAACACGCACATTTAAATATTATCTCAAAGGGAATGGTGTTAGTTAGCACTGAAGCCGGAACAGAAGAATTAACAGGACCATGTATATTTACATCTTATGCAGGGACCAAAAGGGCTGTTCTTATACTAAAGGACACGATATGGACTACTATTCACGTAACCCAGGAAACGGACCTTGAAAAGATTGAAGATGAATTAATAGCCAAAAGATATGAAGAGTTGGAAGAGGTGAAATCATGAGCTGGGTACAAGTAGGAGTGACCGCGATAGGTGCTGTCGGGAGCGTCATGGCATCAAGGCAAGCTGGGAAAGCTGCTGGTGGCGCGGCGGAAGCTCAAGAGGAGGGGTTAGAAAGAGCTATGGAAGAAATCAGGGAGGATTTCGGAATTACAGAGGAACAATACGCGCCATTTAGACAAGCTGCTGTTGGTGGTCGTCGTGGCATCACTGGTGCGCTTGGTCAACAGCAAGCATTTTTAGGTTTAAGAGGGCCAGAAGCACAACAGCAGGCATATGCGGGATTCTTGGAGTCTCCAGGCCAGCGATTTCTTAGAGAGAGGGGTGAGCAGGCACTTTTAAGGCAGGCATCGGCTATAGGAGGATTGGGTGGTGGAAATATCCGTCAAGCACTGCAAGAGCAAGGAATAGGTGTGGCCGCACAACAGCAGAGTGAGTTACAAGACAGGCTTGCCGGGTTGACTGGGTTGGGTTTTCAGGCTACCAGTGGTTTAGGTAGGGAGAGAAGCCGAAAAGCCGAAAACATAGCTGATTTATTAGGCGCACAGGCGCAAGCAAGGGCATCAGGGATATTGGGGCAGGCAGAGTCAAAAAGTGCGGGAATCATGGGGGCAACCGGTGGCATTGGTGGTATTGCTGGTTCGCTTGGTAAAGCCTTTTCTGATGAAAGACTTAAATGTAACATTGAAGAACTCGACCTCAAGCTATGTTATGAAACTGTAATGAGCCTACCCTTGAAGAGTTGGAAATACTTAGAGGAAACCGAACTTCCCGGTGGCGTTCATTTTGGTCCAATGGCTCATGAGTCACCAGATTTTATTAAAGGTGAAAAAATAAATGGTTATGAAACATTGAATATTCATGATGAATTAATGTTGATTGCTGGTGCTTTGCAATACGCTAAACAGAATGGGCTACTATTGGAGAATAAATCATGCCTCTTGTAGATGTTCGAGGATTTAACCTAAATCCAGATATTCTAGGTGCTGCTCACGGTGGATTGAGGTTTTCCCAAGAAACCGCACTAAGGAATCAGGCATTGAGGGCTGGAGAGCTTGGGCTATCCGAAGCAGAAGCAGAACAAGCTAAACAGGCGCGATGGCAGGGGCTTATGGGTCAGATATTAGGTCAGCAGCCAGCGCAACAGCCTACGAAGCTAGGACCAGGGCAAGCTCAACCAGGACCAACGCAACAACCATTTGCTGGGCGCCAGCAGGCGTTAGCGCAGGCAATGATTGAAAGACCCGAGATTGGCAGGAAGATTTTCGATAATCTTGGAGCTATGGAAGAAAGAGAAATGGACAATGCAGCAAGATTTGCCACTTTTGCCTTATCTGCCGACCCGGCTGAAAGGCCAGCGATGTTTCAAAAGCACATAGCAAATATGAGAGCTAGAGGTGAAAACCCGGCTGGATTCATTGAGATGGCGCAATTACCAATAAGACAGCAGAATGCGCGATTAGAGGCTACGCAAATAGCTGCACTTGACCCTAAACAAAGAATGGAGGTTTCACGCGGAACAAAAACACTCCAGAAAATAGTTGAAGCTGCTGGCGGTGGATTTATTGGAATAGATCCAGAAAAAAGAGAATCTGTATTTATCCCGCCACCATCTGGCAAGAGGACTAAAGCCCATGTCGAAAAAGAGCGAAAAGAGCAAGAAGCGCGGGTAGAGAAAGAAACAAAAGACCTAGAAACTCGGTTTGATAGATCGGAAAAGCTTAGAAAAGAGGTCGATAACGCCAGCAAGGAGTTTAATAAGATTGCATCTGCATTTGGTCGAATCGAGGCGGTTACAGAAGAGCCGTCCGCCGCTGGCGATCTGGCATTGATATTCAACTTCATGAAAATGCTTGATCCAGGATCGACGGTACGAGAAGGCGAGTTTGCAACCGCTCAAAATGCAGCCGGTGTGCCTGGAAGGGTAATCAGTCTGTACAACAACATAATTAGGGGTGAAAGGCTAAACGCAGATCAAAGAGATGATTTTTTAGACCAGTCTAAGAAGATATTTGATAGATCAAAACAGGACAATCAAAAAGCGGTAGATAAGATTGTTAGCATCGGAAAACGCTTTGATATTCCAAAAGAAGATATACTTGGCGAGATTGTTGAGAAGTCATTGTCTGAAATGACAGACGAAGAACTACAAGCAGAAGCAGCTAGATTAAGAGGCCAATAATGGCAACACTTCAAGAAATAGAGGCTGAAATAGCTCGCAGGCAGGGCGCGCCTGGTCGTCTACAGGCAATTGAAGCGGAAATAGCCAGAAGGCAGGGGGTTAAGAATGAGCTGGTTCCAAGCGTTGCTGATATACCTACTGATATGTCTATACAACAGGACGTGGCAGAACAGCCGGGATTTGGACAAAGATTCATGGAAGAAGTGGTAGAGCCTGCTGCAATAATTACTGCTGGAGGCTTGGCTGAAATTCCTGCTGGATTGGCTGGTATTGCTGGAATGGCTGGAGCTAGAAGCCCTGAAGAGGCTGCAGCAGAAG